TTATTTACTTTTTCGTTTAACTCAATACCTCTCTTGGCATTGTTCTTAAGAGCATCTGGGTAATCACTATAAGCCTCTAGTTCTCTACGCTTACCACCTTTTAAACGTTTATCTTCTCTTACTATTGATCTTATAACAGATAACATTTCCTCTGCTTCTTCTTCTTCAAAGTCGTTTACAGGCTCTTTAGGTCTTTCCATTTTGTCTGCAAAGTAACCCTCTATTGAGAAACCTTTGACTTTACCTGTCTTTACATAGTTATTCCATATCTCATCGTTATTTACTTTAACAGCTCCCATCCACGTACCTACAGGCACTTCTAAACCATACTTACGACTTTTATCGTGTACCTCATCTTCTACTAACCAAGATTCTACTAATGTTAGTCCGTTAAGCGTATGTTGGTGTTCTAATGTAGCTTTTGATTGGTTGCCATTCATTAAGTAGAGCTGAGATGCTTTAGCTACAGTATTTCTTGAAAAGTAGATGTAATATTCTTCTTCGCCTTTACGTCTTAATATAGGTTTGTTTGGAATTAGTAAAGCACCCATTAAGATACGTTTCTCTTTATCGACCTCAGCAAGTTTTATCTCTTGACTTTTAAGAGCTATAAAATCTTCTTCAATTGCAGGGTTTTCTACTACTGATATAGCTTCTATTCCTGTTAGCTCATCGTCTCCTAAAATAAGTTCTACAATTCTCATATTATAATAACGTTTTTATTAATTTTTTTGTTTATCCTAAACTTGCACTACTTACAATGTTTCTATCTAATTGTTGAGCTGTTGTTACATCTCCACTTACTACAAAAGCTCTAGGAGGAGGTTGGTTACCAAGTACGTCTGCTAATTGATTTACACCACTTGCACCTACTGTACTAAAAGACGGAGGTACTGATGGTGCTGAGGCAGCAGGAACAGATGGTGTACTTTCTCCACCTGTTGATCTTGCTCCAAGTGATGCAGGTGGTTTAGGTGTTTGTGTTGAAGTTATGTTTTTTACGTTTGCTATACCTGCTGCTATTACTGCTGCTGCTCCTATAAAACCAAATATACCACCTTGTGCTAGTGCTTTGTTAGCTCCTGCAAAGGTATCTTGTATTGCTTGTACTACTGCTATAGCTTTTCCAAACTTAGAATTTTGTCCTACTATACCTGCTATGTTGCCTAATGTTTGTTTGAGTTGTGCTTCTTTAGCAATACCTAAGTCTCTTTCTAGTTTTTCTTGATTGTTAGCACTATCTTGTAAAAATAAATCTAATTCTTGCTGAGCATCTTGTTGTGCTTGTGTACCCTCCTCAAATGTTTTTACTTTTGCTTTTAATCTTTCTTCTTCAACCTTTTTTTCTATTTCAAGATTCTCAAGCATTTTTTGAATTCTAGTTACCTCGTTGAGTTCCATTTCAGCATTAAAATCTCTTTCTGCTTTTTGTAACTCTGCTTTATTCTGCGAAGCAGATAATTCTAGCTCTAATCTTTCTTTTTGTAACGCAACTCTGTTAGATTCTTGCTCTGACATAAAGCCCTCTATTTGAGCTTCTATTGCTTTCTTTTCGTTTCTTGCTTCTAGTAATGCTAATCTATCTTCTTCAAGACCTGATAATTTAAACTGTAACTCTGCTTGTTCAATCATCAAGTCAGCATTAGCTAACATAGATTTTTCTTGTTCTTCAAGAGTAGCTTTTAAATCATTGTTTGCTTGTATTCTTTCATCAATACTTTTTAAATCATTATCTCGTAATTGTCTTTGTTGTTCTGCTTGTCTATCAAATTGCTCTATTAAACCTTGATTTACTATTCTTGCTTCATTAGCTGCTTTTTTGAGTTGTTCGTTTGCTTTGACGTTTTCTGCTATAGCTTTTACGTTTATTTTACTAACACCCTCTACTACTTGTGATGATATATCAGAGATTTCATTTACTGCTTCTCCAAAGTCTTTTATTATGTTACCACCTGCTTCTACGGCATCAGTACCTATTTCTATAACATCCTCTTTTATATCACTTAGTTCTTGTTTAAGTTCTGCGATTCTCTCAGGATCGTTACCACCAAGCCACGATTGCTCCCAAGCTAACTGTGCGCCAACTATTGCAGCTTTAATCGCATTAAAAGTTAGTTTAATAGGAGTTAACGCTATTGTCATTACATTTTTTGCTACTCTACCTAAAGCATCAAAGTTTTCTGTAGATGATGATACATTTTCATATACAGTAACTAAAACATTTGCGACCTCAGAGAAAACTTGGGTGATAGTACCCATTACTACAGCAAAGGTGTCAGCTACTTGTTGATTACTAGTTATAGCACTTTTTAACAATTCGAAACCTTTTTGTAAAAGAAAAATGACACCACCTGCTTTACCTATGTTTCCTAAAGTTTTACCAAAACTACCTGCACTCTTTTCATTGTCCTTAAGTTTTTGGTTTGCAGATTCTAAGTCTTTCTCTATCTTGGCAAATTCTTTTTGGAACTCGTCTAAGTTTTTTACAGCTTCTTTATATTTAAGTTTTAACTCTGCTTCTACTACTCTCCCCATAACTCGCTTTTAAATTGTGTGTATGCTTCTCTTATGCTTTCTGGGTATTTGTATTTACCTTTAGCTATTCTTATGTTTTCCGTTTCGCCTTTTGCATAAGGCAGTAAGTCTAATATATTCTTTATCACGTTAGTACACTATTAGTATATGTTACTGTTTTTACTATTAACTCTAATTCTGATTTGCCTGTTGTTAAATCAATCGTAATGTTATTTATGTAATACTCTTGACCATCTATTAATATAACGTCATTTACTCTATAATTTAGAATAAAACTTACAGGAAGTCTAGCTGATACTTTTATGATCCTACCGTTTTGATTAAATGTTTGTACAATATAGTTTTGATAGAATCTACTAAACAGACTATTTGTGTTTACAGATTTGCTAAACTCGTCATACTCAGCACCAAAATTTAAAGTATGATTACCGTCTGAAGAAACGCTTGAGGGTGCATTGTAAGCTGTGATGTTTGTTAGTGTAACTGTATATGTGCTTGAATCTATAACTCGATTAAAAAATATAAACGGTTTACCTAATGTAGTGTCTCCTTTGTCATCTACCCACCAACCTAATATGTTGTTTGTGTTTACACCTGAACTATTTTGTAAATTAATTAAAACACTTCTTTCAAAAGGCACGTCTAAATTAAATGCTTGACCATCATATTTCTCAGGTGCTGAATATTCAAGATCTCCAAAGGCTTGAGCAAACTGATTTAGAAATCTAAGACTTGTTTGTGTTACAGGTTTTGAATACTTAAAGTTAACCTGGTTGTAAGGAATAGGTCTATCTATTGTACTTTTGCTTATGTCTATGTATTTTGTTATGTCTCTAGTCAAACCCTTAGTCATAAAATCATCAAAGGTTTCTACATAGATTGTACTATCACCTAATCTATTGTAGGCTACTAGATTGAACATCTTAAATAGTCCTGTAAGAAAGTCTATAACTTTCATTTTAGGTAAATAGTCTTGTATAAATATATTGTCGTTTAATACTTTGTTTGTTGCTGTGTAATTATGTGCCGTAGATTCATTTTTAGTAATTAGCATTGTTACACTAGAAAATGTTTGTGGAACTTGACAATTGATTCTAAACTCTATGTTATAAGTTCTTGAATCTAAACTACCACTTGTTAAATCCATTAATGGTATTGATAAGTTAACACCACTTTGAAATGTTATATCTTCTTTAAAAAATAACAATTCATTTGTATTTTTATCTTTTACTATAATCTCACCTGTTGTTGCACTAGCACTAGGGGTTAGCGCAACTCTTATGGTATATGAATCTGGGTCAGTTACTACAAGTTTACCACCTGTCAATACATCACCACTACCTGAGCTATAAGTAAAATCTGCTAAAGTAAACTTAATACTTCTTGTTGTTCTATCTACGCCAAAGGTTTTTGTAGTTGTTTCTGGTGAGGTAACAGGTGTCTTTTCCCTATGCAACCACAAGTAAAGTTCGTCAAACATATCACTACCAAAGAATGTTTTTATATCACTTGTTGCTGATTCTAGTATAACATCTTCACTAGGAGTAGCTTCTGTTATAACTTGGCTTGTGTCCTCAGCTAATACAAATTCGTCAAGGTGTACATCTTCCATATTAAAAGTTATATCATATTGAGTTTGTATTGCCTCTATAACTCTTTTAAGTTTTATAGCAGGTTTGAGTTGTTTACGCAATTCTGTAAAATTTACATTGTCTAGTCTATCCGTAGATGTAGTATCATAAGTATAATATGTGTTTAGAGATATTAAAGGTACTACTACGTTTCTGTTTGATAGATTTGTTGCTACTGTGCCTGTCGATTGTAAGCCTGTTTTAAAAGCATCTAAGAAATCATTGTTGTCATATTGTATGTCGTAGGTAGATAAGCCATTTAAACCACTTAAATCTTCATCACCAAATATATCTTTTAGACTATTAGGCTCACCAAAGAATACTACTTTGTAAGTATGTGGTTTATTATCTTTTAGTGATACGCCTGTTAGTCTAAGTTTACCTGTCTTAAATGGCACAAAGTTTATCTCTATTCTTGCATCTACTTTAAATCTCGCATCAAAGCCACCTTGAATATGAAAGTTATAGTAATGCTTGAATAGTTTGTTGTTTGTTTGAGATGCAGGTAAATTAAATTGTTTTGAAAAAGGTGTAAATAGTTTACTGATGTCAGAAACATTTTGAACAGAATCAGTTATACTTATTGATTCATCTTTAAATAAGTCAACTCTTGTATCAGATATAAATAATTGTACCTCACGCTTCATTATACTATATTATTAATAATATCATTTGCATCCTCAACCTCTAAAGTGTATTGTGTAAGTCTATCATTGACAGATGTCTTTTTAGTAAGTGATGAAGTAACTACATTTACAGGATGCCATTTTAAACTTATATTGTCAGTATGAGTAAAAGTGTTTACATATATCCATACATACTCACTTAACATAATATCTTGTATTACTTCGTTATATGCCTCTACTAGATAATTTGTGTTTAGTGTAAATCGTTTCTTACCTGTTTTGTTAAAGGTTTGCATTTGATGATCTTGTAAACCATAGCTAGACGTAGATTGTACAAATATGTTACGTTTAAATTGTTCTGATGTAGTGTTTACTGTTTCTACATTCTTAAGAAAGAAATAATGGTCTTGTGGCATACCATTCTTATTTATAAACCTCATCTGTATTGGTGTGTACTTAGCACTACATACTCTTTCTACTGTATAAGTAATAGTTGAGGCAGATACAGAACTTGCTGAGGTGCTTACTGCATATCTTGTTGCTGTACCACTAGCCATAGCATAAACAAAACCTGCTGTGTTGTCTGGTAAATATATTTTGTTAGTACCACCTGTATTTGTAAGAGCTGCATCATCTGGATCAATATCAGAATTTGAACTATCCCAAAACATTGAGTAACCATAAAAACCTGTATGATTTACAGTACTCTGAATTGTACCTGTGCCACCACCATCTACTGCTGTGAATGTTGTTATTACATAAGATATAGAAACCGTATCGAATGATGATCCGTCTGAGCCACCATAATTTGCTACAAAGTAATCTCTAGCCAATGTAGATATTTCAAATACTGTTCTATTGCTTGTGGCATTTTTAAGTATAGTGTATCGTAAAGCTCCGTCAATAGTCAAAGCCATTTGTGCAGACAAGTGTGAGCCTGTAGTAATTGTAACAAAGTATGGACTTCTCAGTAATATATTAGCCATTATTCAAATATTAAATTTTCTATATCTATACCAAACTTATCTTGCAGCTCAGGAGGTAACTTATTAAATGCTTGGTTAAAAGGTTTTGTAAAAAACATACTAGGTTTTATACCTCTTATGTAAACACTTCTAGCTATTAAATATTGTAAACTTTTTCTGCTTACAAATCTTCCCTTTTCATCTCTTGAGCCTTTTATGTTTTTTCTTACAACAAACTGACTAAATGCTTTGCTAGGTGGCATTTTTGACTTGAAGCTAAAAGGTGTGTTGTACTTTTTCTTTATACCACTAACACCTTGATCTTGAAACTTACCATAATCTTCCATTTCAAATATCACACTTACAGAATCCTGAGTAGAATTTATTTTATAATCTAAACTATTGTACAGTTTCTTGCTTACGTTTTTTCTTCCTTTTGTAAGTCGTGTTCTAGCTTGTTGTACTACAAACTTACCAAAGTTGTTTAGTGCTTCTCTTGTTTCTTTTAACTGCATACGTTTATATCATTTGCTATTAATACATCAAAGGTACAAGCTACACCTGCTAACCTATTCTCAAATCTTTCATAAAAGAACTCACAAGAAGCATCTCCAGATAATTGATATTTATCTTGGTATAGTGTACCCTTACTTAGTATTCCTACTAATTTATTAGCTACAGCTAGTTGAGTGTTTAATATATCTTGTTCATTATTATTTCCTACAAAATCGTCTGTTGTTTCGTCTTTAGATATGTCAACTATATCCATACACATAACTGTTATATTAAAGCTGAGGACTGCCTCTTGTATGTTTACACTATTTACAATGATATGAGCCAAAGGAAAGATAGTTTGCTTAGAAAGGTCTATATCAAATATATCACCTGTTGTTACAGTATTGACATTCTCGTCTGTTAAGAGATTAGTCTTTATTGTTTGTGTTATTTGGTAATAGCCTCTTACTCCTTGATTACTCATCTGTTAAATTTGCTTTTCATTTGTTTTGATTCTAAGTCTGCTTTCTCTTTCATAAAACTTAATGCGTATAAACATTCGTGTACATTTAGTTGAGTGATATTTTTAAATCGTCCAATATCCCCTTGAGAGAGACTGAAAACTGATTGATACCATCCCCATTTTTTATTGAACTGAGATATTGCACTAAATTCTCCTCCTCCTGATCCTCCAAAGAGTTCAGCATAGCTGTCGATAATTCCATTCCTAAATGATAAAAAAAAAGTATAGAACTCAATACAGCATCCATTGGCATATGTACCATATCCTCGTACTTGTCGCCTGTGTACTTCTCAATAATGTATTTATCTTTATAACTTTGTGTTATTGGTCTGTACAACACAGCCATAGCTTTATGTATGTTTTGATTATCGCCTATAAATGTATCTAGGTCTATGTACTCACCAAAAGACATATTCTCAAGGTCAGGTATAAAACCATAAGTAATACCTTTCATTTCAAACTGTTTTACAAGCTCTGGCTTTTCATTAAACATATCTGTAAGTATTCTTGTAATGTCTCTAATGCTTTTTGCTTTCATAGCTCTTACTGTGGTGTTTCTTAAACCACAAAATACTTCTATCATTTTTATAGCTAGAAAGTTCTCATCGTCATTATCTTTTTGATACTTCAGATACTTTTGGTATTGTCCTAATGTAATTTCGCTTAGAGTGTCTGGTATATACATTTCTACTTTCATATTTATATAACGTAATAAATAAAAGTTTTAGAAACTATCTAATTGTGTATTTTCCTCTGTTTGGGTTTTGTAGTTGCATCATTAAAGCGTATCGAGCTGCATCAATACAGTCAGGGTGTGTACCTGTAGGTTTTTGTAGATTATTACCCTCTTTGTCTTTATCCCAAATGTAACCTTGCAACTCTCTTATTAGATTCTTAGATCTTGATGTTACATATATTTCATTTTGGTTAATTAGGTTAATACCATAAACTATTGAATCTCTACCTTTAGTAACAGGATATACTTTGTGTCCATAGTTCCTCAGCTCCTGAATTGATTTAGGCTCTGCACTATCTGCGTATATATGTTCTCGTATCTCGTTTTGTTTTATAAAATAGCTGAGGTCTCTATTTAACATTCCCTTTCTATAAAGTACCTCATCAAAGATATAAGCATCATTCCATTTATATAATCTTATAATAGTTGACGGATCAACAGAATATCCAAAGTCTAAGCCAGAACATAATAACCTAGCCTCACCAGGTATGTTGTCCAAAGGTTTCCAATCAGGAATACATACACCCTCTAAACTACCTATCTGACCAAGACCGTACACTTTCCACCAATTAGCCCAATACGTAGAGGTCTTAGCTTTGGTCTTTGCTTTCTCTATTTCTTTTACTATTGTTTCTGGTAGGCTGTTATTGTCTTTGTAAGTTAAGGTTATGAAGTTTGTATCTTGTTGTCCTACTAATTCTTTATCTACCCAGAATAAGTTAGCTGGGTTAAAGTCTAACCATATATTACCAGACGTTCTTACTGCTAATTGTTGGTAAGAATCAAAGCTAACATTATTACACTCGTTTATAAATAAGTCTGTTCTTCTTGCGCCTCTAAGTTTGTCTGGTTGGTCTGTGCTAAAGAACTCTATATAACTACCATTACTAAATTCGTATTTTAAGGTACTCTTGTTAAACTTTCTATCATCATATCTATTCAGTCCTTTTAAGATGTTTAAGAAGTCTTTTAAAGCACCTCTACGTAGATGAGGTATTGATTCTGCAACTATACTTATTTCTTTTCCTTTGTGTCTTATTGCATAGTCTATAAGAATTGCTATGATACCAATTGTTTTACCTGCTGACGATCCTCCTCTAATAATACGAACTCGTTTATCTAGTTCTCTAAGTTTGTTAAGTGCTGAGGTTTTGGTAAGTTGCATTAATCAATAAATAAAGGTACATCTTCGTTTATATGTATGTCTTTTGTTTCTTTTGGTTTACCCTCTACATAGTTGTAGTATAGTTGTACATATTTAAAGTCGCCTTTCTCCAAACCTTTTTTTAGAGCTGCAAATGCTAAAGGCTCTAACGGAGATAGCTTTTCTATTAATTTAGATTCTTCAGATTTAGGCTTTCTACCTGCACCCTCACGCTTACCACCGTTAAATTTACGTTTATCCATAATTGAAAAAAGATTGATTAATCAATTATATAACGTAATAATTTTAAATTTTAGATACCACAATATCCACTATCACAATCATTAAAGTCATCATCAAATAGTTTAGTTTGTGTAAAGCTTTTTTTTATTTGCTTATAAGTCATTCCGTTTTTAAATGTTCTTTTACCATATCCGTTTTCTTCTGAATCAATAAACCATTGAAATTTATTAGGATGTTTTTCAGACATATGTTTTAACAAAGCAGGTGTTCTATGAAAACAACCAACACAATTATTCATATATGCAAATCTAACAGGTTTGTCTTTCCAATACTGCTCTATATTGTCTTTGTAGATTATATCATCAATTAAAGGGAATTGTGGCTTTTGCCATTCAATATTTGCCCATTTGTTTTGGTTTGTTTTACCTCCTCTTTTACCTACTATTGCTTTAAATTCTAAGTTTCCGTTTTTGTTTGTTCGTTCAATCATAGACTTAGCTCTCCTTTGTTCTTTTGCCCTGAAACCTATTCTGACTTGTGCTACTTCGTTTATCTCTTTTCTCCACCAATCAAACATTGGTTGTAATTTCATTTCAGTTGTACAAAATCTTTGTGTTACGTTTGGCAAATATCTTTTGCCATTTCTTACAGTTATCTCATCAAAAGTTTTACCTGTTACCCAAGTTATAGCCCTACCTATATATTGTTCTAAATCAAAAATAGTATAGATAATCATATCTTCTTCTAAAGTTCCAATAAACTCTGTTCCTAATTTATCTGATACTTGTTGTCGTATTTTAGGATCAGGAAACATACAATTCTTATCACTTGTTCTAACTAATGAAAACACATCATAATCAGCAGGGTAATGTGCAGCTATATATGCAGAGGTTTTACCACCACTAATCGAGTTTACTGTTTTCATAACATATGTTTTGATTTACCATAGTCTGGCTTGTTGTTTATGTTGTTCTATTCGTTTCTTTGCTGCTTCAAAGTATTCTTTGTCTATTTCGTATCCTGTTAGCTCAAAGCCTAAATTATGACAAGCTATAGCTATTGAGCCACTACCTAAATGTGTATCAAGTATTATATCTCCCTCTTTTGCATAATTCATTAATAGCCACTCATAAAGTTTTACAGGTTTTTGTGTAGGATGTATTTTTTTTTCTTTTGTTCTTGTAACTGCTTGTACATATATTTTTGATGGAACTTGAAAACTTAAATAAGCATACTCACAAGCGCTAAAATTAGGAAAAGGTTGTTGTTTATCCCATATTACAAAACCTCTTGTAGCAGGTAATGAAAAATAATTACCACCCCATATAATTTGGTTTTTACTAACTCTAAATAATTCATCAAAATATAATTGATTTGGTGCTTTATCCCATTCAGCAAATTTATCAGCATTTTTGTTTAAAAACCTATTTTTTAATTTACCACTACCTTTGTGTCTTGAGGGGTTATCAGCTATTCCATAAGGAGGATCAACAATAGCTAAGTCAAACTGATTGTCTGAAATCTCTTTCATAGCTTCCATACAGTCTTGGTTGTATATCATTTAAAATAATTCTGTTTGAGTTGTGTCTTGTTTTGTCATTATTCCCATAGCTGTATCTAATATAGTTTTTCCTGCTTCATAGTCAACCAAATTTCTTGCTATTTTTAATCTAAGTTGCTTTCCTTTATATTTTCTAAAGTCAAAATCGTGAAAGCTGTTATAATGCTTTAAACTTTCAGAATTACTACTCGCTTCTTTTAACTTGTTTCCTCTATTGCTAAGTACAGTAGGTAGTTTGAAATTAGTCCAATACAAATGCCTACCCCTTTTGTATGGGTTAAACATAGGCTCGTAATAAGGTATAACATTCTCAACACAATATTTTGTATTACAATGATACTGTAAAAAAATTATTTCTTGGTATAATTTCATATCTGGGTAAATTGGTTTCTTTCCATTCTTGCCAAAACCCCAATACCTAGCTCTACTATGTGTAGGACAAGGTGGAGAACTCCATATGAAATCAAACTCTTTGTAATGTTCTAACAAGTATTGGTGTGCATCTGCTACTATTACTTTATCTTTTGAAAATCTCTCCTGGTAAAGTCTTGCTAATTCTTCATCCCATTCAACAGCAGTAATATCGTGGTTATCTCCCCACTTATATCTATTACCTCCTAAACAAGCATAAAGATTTAGTATTTTCATTCTGTACCTGATATTATTTGATCGTGTGGTATTTTATAATCGCCAAACTGTTCATCATAACCCTCGTGAAACTTATCTCCCTCGATTTCTTTTTGAAGATGAGCTAGGCTGCGCCAAGCGAGTTTTGCGCTATGACGAACTCCATCTATATCGTGCATACCATTCTCCATAAGGTGTCGCATAAGCGCATCAAGATCATCTGAGCTTTTTTCTCTATCCCAATGTATGTCCTCGTCAGGATGATGTTGTTTACTTCCTATATAGCTTACTCTTGCTACTTCACAAAGTGCATCAGGAAAGTATTTGATTAGTCCTCTATAAAGTGGTATCTGCTTTCTCTTTTGTTTGTTTTTTTCCATCTATATCGTTTAAAGGTAATGTATCTACTATTCTAAGGAGCTTCTTTAAGTCCTTTTCTTTTGTGTAGTCTATTATGTGGTTTATTAATGCTTTTCTTAATTTTGATTTGTTTCTTATTCTAAGTAAGACTATATCAAAATACTTATCTATTTTAGGATTGTATCTTCTGTGGGTTTCAAAAGATTTTAAACTGTGTAGAGCTGTAGCGTGATCATAGTTCTTTCCTTTAGATTCGTAAAAGTTTTTTATTTCGTGGAAAGTCATATTACAATGGTGTCTCAACATAAAAGTAAGTAAAGACCTCATCTCAATATGTTCTCTTTTTCTAGTGTTCTTAAATACATCTATATTAGATATATCTATAATGTGTTTTGCTATTTTATTTGCTTCTTTCATAATGTTCCTTTTATGCAGTAACTATCTGTGTCTGCTCCGTGAATAAAAAATGTTTCGTAAGTGTCAAGAGCATCTAATACTCTTTCTTTTCCTAAATTGTAAAACTCCTCGCTGACATCATATATGCCTATATCTAAACTTCCTTTGTCTATAGCTATGAATTTAAATTCTTCATAAGGTTTATTAAATAGTTCTGAATATATATACACTTGACACATATAAGAAAATTTACGAGCTGAGTATGGAAATGCTTTTAGGTCGCTTGTTGTTTTTAAATCAACCACCCTATAAGAATCTAACACATCTGCTTTACCTCTAAATGGATATTTGTTTCCACTTCTGGCTGTTATATATCCTATTCCAGGAACTTCAAACTCGCAGTTTGTTATTAGTTGTAATGCGTGTTCGTTTCTTAGAAAGGCATCAGCTAATCTCTCTGCATCATTCTTTTCTTTCATTGTAAATACCTTGCCGTGTTCTTCTTTGGCTAACTTATAAGCCTTAGTGTTTTTAGATTGAACATCTACAAATATTTGTTTCTCAAATACCTCTGGCTCTAAGATACAAGTATGAAATAACCAACCATCCCTAAGACCTTGTGTTGAGGGAGATCCATACTGCATAACGTATTTGTATTTCTTAGGACTGTCTAAGAGTAGTTTGATTGATGAGGAGCTGAGTGCAGCTTTGCCTAAGTAATCGTAGTAAAAATTATCATCACTCATAAGATCTAATATCTCATCGTGTCTAAATAGTTCTCCGTTTAAGAGTTCAATAGTATCCATATAAATATAATTATTAAGCCTAA